TCGCAATTTACTTTACCCGCAAGCAGTTGGGAGTGGAAGAAACCGGCAAGCATTTCAACCGACTAGCATCTGCGGTATCTCATACCTGTAAAAGGGTTGAGGATTTCCTCGAATGTGATCGTGAATACTCAGCCATAATAAAAAAAGTGGAGGCGAATTTGAGATGAAATATCTGAAACGAGCGATCCACCTGGTAATCTTTCTTTGGAAATATGGGAAGGAGGTAATCCGTGGCTATTCTACAAGCAAAACCGAAAAGAGGTAGTGGTGGACATTGGTACACCCGAGAAGGGAAGGCCATGCATACTATGCCTCGAGCTAAAGGAGATGGCGAACGGAATACCACTCTTAGGGATGCTAAGAAGCATGGACTATTTCCGTCCGTAACAACTCTTCTTGGCCTGTTTGCCAAGCCTGGTCTTGAGCGATGGAAACAGGATCAGCTACTTCGTATAGCATTTGATAATCCGGCGAAGCTTGACGAGAGTTTTGAAAACTATGCAAACCGATGCCTTGTTCAGCACGAAAAGCCTGTCGAAGAAGCGGCAGACTTTGGGACTAAGATCCATGATGCGATTGAGTGCTATTGGAAGGGCGAGCATATACCCGATGAGTTATTGGAATACATCCAACCGGCACTCGATTGGAAACAGGCAAACCACCTGACCTTCATCGAATTTGAAAAGATGTTGGTCAATACGAATCATGGGTTTGCCGGTACTGTCGATATTGTCGGAAAAGGATCGGATAATCAGATGTTTATCGTTGACTGGAAAACCCGCAAGACAAAGGAGGGGCAGAAGGTAACCGCATATGATTTTCAGATTCATCAGATTGCGGCATATGCGGCAACCTATTGGGGCGAGGAGAATGTTCTGAACCATCGAGTACATGGTGCGAATGCTTTTATATCTAGCACGGAAAAAGGCCGCTTTGAAGTTATCCGCTACAGTCCCGAAGACCTCGCCAAAGCATGGGTCGATTTCACCGCCCTCTGTCAGTTATGGCGGTCTTTGAAGAACTACGATCCTAGAAGTCATGGAAAATAAATATTGGAATGTACCCGAAGAGGATGAGCCGGAGGAGGATGATCGCTGTGCGATGACTTTGGCAAAGGCCAAGCGGGAAGAGGAATTATTGGAGGAGTGTGCAGATGGCGAGTAAATATAAATCTCCGAGCTTTACCTTCGGGACGACTATGGGTGAGGCTAATATTAATATTTATCTTCCCCTTGTTATGAAGGAGGTAGTCAAGAAGCTGGCGGATAATAATAAGGTTTCGGCCACTAGGTACTGTTTAAATCTGATTATCAGAGATGCCGTTAAAAAGGACAAAAAGTTCAGGAAATACATGGATAACCTGTGAGCTCGTGGAAAGATTTTAGTGCTTTGGTCAGCGAAGCCTACGACCTCTTTTGGCAAAAAAACAAACTGGCTGTTGATGAGAGGGGGCGGACTTACCGGACTAACATTCGGCGAGTCCGCCCTAAGCCAGCCCATGAGTTGGATTTTAGGAATAAGAAGAAAGGCACGAAATATGACGATCACTCGGGAGCAAATAGCTGAAGCATATAAGCGGCTGGATATTTTAACCGCACAGATCGGAAATGCTCGAATCCGAAAGATGCACAAAGACCCGCTTAAACAATTTATTAAGGCGGCAGAAAAGGAGATGGATGAGAAAGATAAAACAACAGAAACAACTTAAACAGCCCCTTCACCACAAGGGCTACTTAACAAACCCACAGGGCTATAATACTCCGATCCTTACGACTAAGGCTCCAGCAGTAGCTCCAAAATTGAAGAGGATTAAAAATGAAAACACAATATAAGATGGGATTGGGGTTACCTCGAGGTGAGAAGGTAGTCGTAAAGGTTGGAAGCAGACAGGCAGACATCCTCCTCAATTTAGATAAAATGGTTTGGGCGGTGACATTGGATACTCCCGACTTACCAGTCCTCGAATATCCGACTTTGCAGAATGCGGTCATGTCAGCGGAAACAATTTTAAAGGAGGATCGGAATTGATCGCCTTGGATGTGGAAACAGTTTGGTCAAAGCAGTACTCAGTGGCCACGATGGGACTCGACCGATATGTCAAGCACCCTGACTTTCGGGTAACCATTGTCAGCCTGGTAGGCGATGATGGATTCGAGTGGGTAGGAGATCCAAGGGATTTACCGGTTGACCGCTTAAACGGACAATCGATCTGCGCCCATAATGCCGAGTTCGATTCAGTATGCTGTCGGATGGCAATGGCGAGGGGGCAGATGCCACAGTTTACTCCGAAGGAATGGGTTTGTACGGCGGACATGGCGAGCTGGCATCAGTTGCCGAGGTCATTGGCGGGATGCTATAAGGAACTATTTGGCGAGGAGTTGAACAAGGATGCCCGCAATGAGATGAGCGGACTTCGACCCGAAGAGATCCTTCAGAATGAATCGTTTAAGGAGTATGCACTCGGAGATTCCCGAGCGTGTATTCGGATTTATAATGAACTGAAAATATCCTTCCCCGAGAAAGAATTTCTATTGTCCGCATTTACCCGAAGGACGGCAAGCAGAGGGATGGCAATCGATCAGAAACTTTGCCAGGACTATATTAATAAGACTGAGGAGATTATGAAGGAGGTTGAAACCTTTCTCCCGTGGGTTGGACCAGGAGGAGGAGAACCGACTTCCACAGTTGCAATGGCCGCCTATTTAAAAATGCAGAATGTCGAACCTCCGAAGTCTACTCAGGAGGGAGATTCGGAACTGCTTCTTTGGAAGGCTAGGAATCCGCAGTACGCCCCGATCTTGGAAGCAATGACAAGGTGGAGAAAAGCGAATAAAGCAAGGCAGACTTATATCAGTATGATCCTTCGAGTCCGCCCCGATCATCGAGTTTCCACCCGTCTGAAATACTGCGGGGCACCGCATACCGGTCGCTGGAGTGGAGCGGGCGGATTAAACTTTCAGGGCATCCCTCGGGACGAGGTGGAAGGTACATCGGCCAAGAAATGTTTAACTCCTGGTAAAGGCCGAGTCATGGTTTCTGCCGACCTATCGCAAATCGAGCCGAGGGTATTGGCATATCTATGCGGGGACTTCGATTTCTTAGGTTTGGTCAGAGGCGGGATAGATCTTTACGAAGCACATGGCCGAGCGACTGGACTCTATAACGAGGATGAGCCAATGAAGGATTTAGCCCCCGAACTTCGTCATCTCTGTAAAGCCCGTGTGTTGGGTTTGGGCTACGGATGCGGTCCGAAGAAATTCGGCCAAGTGGCACAGGCTTTAACCGGTGGAAAATTAAATATGACCGATGCTGAGTCCCGAAAACAGGTCAAAGATTTCCGCAATCAGAATCCCAAGATTGTCGAGTTATGGAAGAAGTGCGAAGACCATATCCGAGAGGAGGCCAAGCATACTCCCGAGTGTGCAACCATGATCTGCAAGTCGGGCAAACCGATTCGATACTTTGATGTACAGGATGATGGCAAGGAACTGACTGGGCAGAAGGTACGAGGGCAAGGGCGGATGAAGCTGTATGGTGGATTACTTTTAGAGAACCTCGTTCAGGCAACCGCGAGAGAGCTGATGGCAGATTCCCTCCTAAAGATTGAGGCCGCTGGACTCCCCGTTGTACTTCATGTGCATGATTCCGTAACTGTTGAAGTTGCCGAATCGGAGGGACAGGCGGCACTCGATTTAATGATCCAACTATTAACACAAGAACCTCTCTATATGCCAGGGCTTCCCTTGGCGGCAGAGGGGGAAATTAAAACGCATTACTGATGGATAAAGAACGCAAAAAGAAATTAAAAACAATCCCGTTTTCCAAATGGCATGGTGAAAAATTAATGATAGATGGCAAGACATGGGTAGTACCTAAAAAGGTTACATTAAATATATTAAGGAAATTAGAATCATCTAAAAAGGTATGTGAACATTGCGGGGTTCGTTCCGCCTCAGTCTTTGATTTTTTTAAGTTCGTAGGAAAAGCTAATACACCTGAATCCGCTTTTATCTCCATTAGAAATATTGGAGAGGGTCATGTAGCTGATTGCGTTAAATTATACGAGTTTATGCTTAATATTTACAAAATAAATAGGCCATGAAAATCCTCCGCTCAATCGGCTTAATCGCCTTATTCATAACCGCTGTGCTGACGATGTTTTACCTAATAATCGCATTCACTGTAACCATTATCGACTCACTATTCTACACTATATGAACCACAAAATTATCGGACTAACAGGTCCAAAGGCGGTAGGTAAATCCACTTACGCCAAATCAATCGAGGGAGCGGTGATTCTATCATTTGCCACTCCTATTAAGGAAATGCTCAAGGTAATATTACCAGGAGAGAAATATCTGCATTTTAAGGAAGAACCAATACCTGGTTTCCCCGATGGGATTAATGCCCGAAAAATGCTCCAAGAACTCGGCACAAGTTGGGGGCGAGATGGACCGGCGGGGAAGAATATTCCATATCCGAATATATGGGTGGACTTAGCCTATAAAGCGGCTCTCCCTTACATCGGTAAGAAAACCATCGTATTTGATGATATCAGATTTCCCAATGAAGCATGGGCAATAATGAGATGGGGTAATACCCATAAAGTACTTACGGAAATCGTTCACATCTCTCGGAAGGGACATGAACCTGATCCGAATGATCACCATGTCTCAGAGGCGGGACTTCCAAAGGGGGTAATAAATAAATGGGTGTCGGTGGAGGATGGGAAGAACTAAGGACATAGCCAAGCAGATGGCAAACGATGCCAAGCTCAGGAATATGCTCCTGAAACTACCCGATGACCATGACGGATTCAGCCAGTCCGAAATTGCCCGCAAGACAGGTATTCCACAGCAGACAATTTCCAAAATTGAAACCGAGGCAATCGGTAAGCTGACGGAATACATTCAGCAATTTATTAGGGAAGAGGGTTCCGACTAATGGCAATCCTATCAGCAGATATGGCGGGGTTCTTTGACCGGCTCCCGCAAGGAGACTTTGGCCATCATACTTTTATTGCCCGCCTAACCCTCCGTGCCGCCATGCACCAATCAGACTTTGAGAAGGCTCACGATTATTGCCTCGAGGTAGCAAAGGAATTTTCCCGCCGACCACTCCAGCCAAACGAGATCCGAAACGCTCTCACCGGTGCATATCAAATCCTGTCAGGCGAGAAGATTATCAGCCCAACTAAAAAAGTATCAATTGATACCACAATCTCAACAAGCTCAAAGGGTAGACCCGAAGATCTCGAAATGTTACAACTCCGCTCCTCCGCCATTCCTTTGAATGCCGAGGAGGCGGTTTCCAAGCTGTTCCGATCCGACCAGTGGATAAACATCCAGGCAGATAAATATAATACGATGATTAAGTCAGCGGGCGATTGGGGGATCAGTCAAGGGGTAGGGCAGATGGAATTTATCAGTTATAATCCATTCAAGGATATCGGCCCTCGTCAAAAGGAGAATGCCGGTGAGCGAATGTACCTGGTCCACGAGATTGATGATCCGACATGGACCAAGGCCGAACAGATTGGACCGGCACTTGCCCTTGAATCTATCTGCCCGCTCAAGATGATAGTCGATAGTGGCGGGCAGAGTCTACACTGCTGGTACGATTGGATACCTGGTAAAGCTGATCAGTTTAAACATATGTCGATGAAGCTCGGAGCCGACCCATCGATTTATAATTCACCTCTCGGATTAGTCCGACTCCCTTGGGGAACCCGCAAGCCGAAGACTGAGAAGGGCGAGAAGTATACTGCCCAGCAACCAATCCTATTTTGGCGGGAATGAAGATTTTATGAAAAATATACTAAGTTTAGGAGCGGGTGTTCAGTCATCCGCTATGGCATTAATGGCGGCAAAAGGAGAGATTACACCGATGCCTGATTGTGCGATATTTTCTGACACACAAGCCGAGCCTGGTTACAAAACTAGGAACAACCCCAAGGGACAAAGGGAAGGGATATATGGGTGGCTTGATTGGTTGGAAGGTGAACTGCCTTTCCCAGTTTATACAGTTACGGCGGGTGACTTGACAAAAAACTCTCTGCAAATGAAAACTCGTGAGAAAGACGGGAAATGGGGGAAGAAAGGTGAGAAGTATATGAAGAAAATAATTCCACTTTTTGGTCAAATGCCTAGCGGGGAAGTTGTTGCCGCTCTTGGTCGGAATTGTACCGAAGATTATAAAATCCGTCCGATCATCCGCAAGATTAAGGAGATTGCTGGATGGAAAGGCAAAAAGCCAAAAGAACCAATCGTTACTACTTGGATCGGCATTTCAAAAGACGAAATACAAAGGATGAGAGAGTCACGAGAGCCTTGGATTGAGCATCGTTGGCCTTTAGTCGAAATGGATATGCACCGCCACCATTGCATCGAATGGATGAGGGATAATGGTTACCCCGAACCACCACGCTCGGCTTGTTATTATTGCCCATTTCATTCTGACCATGAATGGCGCAAGCTTCGAGACTCCGATCCTGAGCATTTTGCAGATGCAATTGAGTTCGACAAGCAAGTTAGAGAGCTATCCAAAAAAGACCAAGCCTTGAAAATGACTGCATACCTTCATCGCTCGTGTAAGCCCCTTGATGAGATTGATTTTGATTCGGACGAGGACAAGGGGCAACTAACTTGGGACTTCAAAGCAGAATGCTCTGGTCTGTGTGGAGTCTAAATCGTTGGCCGACAGGATGGCAGATGAATATTAAACTGTATAAACTTCATGTCTGTATTCAGGACATTCGAGGCAGATTCAATACGAGCAGATACCGGTGGAGCGTTTCTGTGGACTGGCGGGAATGATTAATACTCTCCTCAAAGCAACCATCGTCCGAAGGTTTATTCAGCTAGGCATTAAGCCCGTTAAAGCAATGCATATGGCTCACCGAATGAACGAGGGAGATGCCATTGTGCTTGTCAGAAATCACATAAATTTAAAGCCCCAAATAATTTTAACATTAATCAAAAATCACATAAAAGATAATGAGACCTGAAAATGACCCATATTATAAAGCACAGCTTAAAGCAATAGAACTGGAATATATGCTCGACAGCCCAACTGTCACCAATATGCCTAACCGATCAATCGAGGTGACCAATGACGATCCCAAACCACTACCCGATATCATGTCATTCGGCCAGTGCATGGAGTTCGCCACAAACCCGAAGAACGAGCTAGAAGAGATTATCGAGGGCTGTCTGCACGAGGGATGTAAGATGATCATCTCAGGCTCCTCAAAAGCCGGTAAAACATGGTCACTCATTAACTTGGCCATCGCCGCATCCAATGGGATGCCGTGGCTGGGGATGCCGGTTAAGCAGAGTAAGGTTCTATACCTCGACTTCGAGCTAAAGAAATACTTCGGTACAGATCGAATAAAGCGAGTAGCCAAGGCCATGTTTAAAGGAGAGATGCCACTAAACCCTCGGCTAGACTATTGGCCTTTACGAGGTTACCGGACTGAACTCCTCGACCTCCTAACCAAGATCCGAGTGGAAAAGAGGAACTACGACCTAATTATCCTCGACCCATACTATAAGCTGGCAACCGGTATAGACGAAAACGATGCCAAAGCTGTAGGCGAAATTGTCAATCTAATCGAAGACTTCTCCGAGGAAACAGGTGCCGCAATAGTCTTCGCCCACCACTTCTCCAAGGGAAATAAGTCAGAAACCGATCATATCGACAGAGCGAGTGGTTCAGGTGTCTTTGCCCGTGATCCCGATGCTATCCTAACCCTCACCGCCCACGAGGAAGAGGAACACTTAGTCCTCGAAACCACCTCCCGAAACTGTCCATTCTCACCCCCAAAAGTCCTCGAATTCTCTGCCGATACCTTCCCCCTTTTCAAGCATAAGCCCGACCTCGAGGCTAAGTTCAGAAAGCCAGGGCAAACCTCCACAATCCAAAAAAAGATTAATGAGGCCTTATCCGAGAAGTTCCTCGAGCTGTTAAAAGATAAGCCGATTTGCGGAAGAGAGCGAGCAATTACCCTCCTAAAAGAGCAAACAAATAATCGAATAGATAACCACATTTTTACCAAGATTCTGTCCGAAATTAAGGACAAAATTGACATCGAAACGGGCGGTCCAGGCAATCAAACTATCTACTCTTTACGACTAAATCTTGAAAGCGAATAAGTTAACTTTTTGATTGATCTGATAGTAGTCCGAAAAATCTATATATATATAATATATATATTATTAAATTCGGCCCACTCTCCAACATGAAAAAATACAGGCTGTTAGTAGTCCTCCTTCGGACTAATGCTTTGGCCCGTAAGCCGGCCCAAAAGCTAAAGCTTACGCACCAGTCCGCCAACCGCTTTAGGCGGCCGTACCAGGTGGACTACATTGCCAGCCTACAAGCTCACCCGATTAGAAGATTAAAGCCGATCCATCAGCTTAACCGATTAACCGGCAGAACAGGTATCACTCAGCCTACCTATTCACTCGTTCAAAATATTATATCGGCAAGGAGGTATAAATATTCAGTTGGATCACTCGTCACATATTACACTCGGTCAATCACAGCAAAGAGGGCATTCCAAGGAATGGCGGGATTGGCTGTCTTGTACCCTAGTGTGGTAGATTATATAGGTTGGAGGCTAAAGACGCTCTGAGCGTCCCCTACGGGGCTTTAAGAGGCTATTCTGTTAATCTATGTCCGCAACCTCAGCATCAATAACTTTTTCATCCTTCAGATTTGCAAGCTCGGCTCGGATCTCATCCAGGCTGAGAGATTTCTTCACTTCGATAGTTTGAGTAGGCTCACCTTCGTACTGCCTGTGCTTGTCGATTAGAATGCCGGTAGCGATTGGTAGGACTCCGTTCGGTATTTCATCATTATCTAGCTTCTCGATCATCTTTTCGACTGCAAGCTGTGAAGCATGGCCGATCAAACCTCTCATTACTTTCTTCGATGCTTCGATTACCTCTTTCTCTCGGGACCGAACCACAGCGATAGTGTTGTGGGATACCTTTAGTTCTTTCTTGATCCGAGTGACCGGTATTCCATCTGTTAGCATTTGAACTACCTTGGCATAGTCACCTGGTCTCTTATCGAATAAACCTTGAGCGGTGTAGACCGCTGGACATGACTCTTCAACTATCAGATTAGCCGGAAGGTTATCAGCTTCTATCGCAACTCTCTTTTTTTCAGTAGGCATAAAAACTAATGCACGAATAACTTTTCAATTTTTAAATATTTATCGGTGTAAGCAATTGAGAAAGTAATCTCAATAAGGAAACAGTCAAGGACAATTAGACATAATCACTATTTGGCGAAGTTAGTGTATTTATTAAGTATGCTGATTATCAGTAGTTTACAGGAACGCAATTAGATCGTGCAAATTGTGTAATAATATCGGACAACGGTAGGCGGGGGGGAGGGGGGTCGGATTTGGCGGCCAGCCGGTCACCGAGACCGATTGTAGCCCATGAAAAAATTTTCACCAATTGCCCCACATTGCTCCACATACCCAAATGCTGGAATATGCTAGAATATGCTAGGATTAGATGTTAAATCCTTGATTATCAATATGTCCGAACAAAATTTTACTATTTTTCATCAATTGGGCGTAGCTGGCCTCAAAAAATGGTACACTCGAACTAATGCCACTTACCTGGACACCGCACCCCGCCTTACCGCCTCTGACCAAATCAGAGATGCTGTCCATGAGCCCCGAATCAATCCTCGCATATTGGGAAAAGCGTGAGGAAGCGATCAAGCTCGAGAAGGAAGATCCTTACCGGCATGGCTTTGAACTCGATACATGGAAGTTAGCGGATGAGCAGTTAAAGACTCATTCCGAAATCCTCGTTATGGGCGGTAACCGGGCTGGCAAATCGGAATGGGCGGCTAAAAGGGTAGTTCAATGCCTCGTAGAGAACCCTGGAACGATCATATGGTGCTTAACTGAAACATCGGCCAACAGTATACAGTTTCAACAGAAGTTAATATTTAAGTATCTGCCGAAAGAATTTAAATCATTAGGGAGAGGGAAAGTCGGATATGTCATGTATTCGCTTAGGAATGGATTTACTGCTGGCAAGTTCACCCTCCCTAACCGCTCGGAATGCATTTTTCGTAATTGGTCACAGGATATTAGTACGATTGAGGGTGGAGAAATTGGATGTCCGCAAGAACCGGTAAATGGTACTCATAATATAGGCTTCTTCGCAGATGAACTTATACCGATGTCGTGGGTAAATACCCTTCGATTTCGGACCGTGACCCGCAATTCCAAGGGAATTATCAGCTTCACCGCAGTAGACGGCTGGAACTCGGTAGTCAAATCGATGCTCACGGGAGCCCGCACCATAGAGTCAACGAAAGCGGATCTCCTGGACGGCGAAGAAGTCCCCCTCGTTCAACAGCCCATCCGCAAAGCCAGTTCTGTTGTGTATTTTCATACAGCGGCGAACCCTTTTGGCGGATGGGCGGCGATGAAGAATCAATTGGAGGGAGAGAAAAGGGAAACTATTTTATGTCGGGCGTATGGAGTGCCTGTGAGGCAGTCTAGAGCCATTTTCCCTTCTCTCTCGGACCGTAACTTCGTATCCCCTGATAAACTGCCCGATTTCTCGGAAGCAAATTGGGTATTATCCATCGATCCGGCGGGAGCAAAGCCTTGGACAATGGTATTATTTGCAATCGATCCACATGGAGTCGCATGGGCGGTAAAGGAATTTCCTAACTTCGACACATGGGGAGGATGGATTGATCTGACGAAGGATAAACTGTCCGCCGGCGAGGCCGCCCAACCGAACGGGTACGGCTTGGCGGATTATGCCGATGAGATTAGGAGAATGGAGAAGGTATGTGGGGAAAGTGAGGTCATCCGCATAATCGACCCTCGTTTGGGAGCGGCGAGCTATCAGAAGTCGGAGGGATCTTCCAACATTATCGATGATTTAATGGACGAAGATATAATCGTTCAGCCCGCCGAAGCGTTAGACATCGAAACAGGACTTCAGGCTATCAATAATTTACTCGCATGGGATCGGGATAAGGAGATGGATTTGGATAATAAGCCTAAATTGATGTTCAGCGATGAGTGTCAAAATCTAATAAGTTGTATGCAAGCTTATCAACCAAGTGCTGGGCTAAAATGTCCGAGCAAAGATTTCGTAGATAATGCCAGGTATTTTTGCATCGGTAATTTCGAGTATTTCAGCGAGGACGAGTTAATTTCAACAGGTGGAGGAGGGTATTAATTATGGGAAAAGTGAGAAAATATAGTGACTGCCAGCGTGACCAGGTGGTAATTCTGCGAAAAACAGGGATGTCATGGCCGAAAATCAGCAAGCAATTAGGCATCCCTCGTTCAACCTGTCGGGGGATATGGGTAGAGGATTCGGATGGTAAAGTCGAACTGCCCGCCCCGCCGGCAAAGCAGATAGAAAAGGCTAGGGTGCTTAAACTCGTCCCAAATCCCCGCCTTATGCTCATTCATTTTGATGATCGGGAAGGGATTGCAAGGTGCGTTAAAAGACCGGAAGCCAATCACCCTCCAAAATCGGAAATTTATGTCAAAAAGATCGAAGGAGACGATGATTTGTATCGAATCGCCTAGCCAACAGGACAAGCGGATTGATCTTATGTTGAGGGAAATGGTGGTAGAGGAGGGCTTGTCTGCATTTGAGGCGGGAAGAGATCCGAGGAGTCATACTTTACAAGAGATAGCAGACTTTAGTGGGGTTGGTTTTGAGACTATGAGACGGATCGAAAAAACAGCCCTGAGTAATTTAAAAAAAATAATGTTAGAATTGGAGATTAAAAATGGAAATACAGGAATTTAGCGAAAAAGGACCGGATGTAGATGCCATAAAAAAGGAGTTTGAAGATGCGAAATCGGATCTCTCCTTTTGGATGGATAAAGCGGAACAGGGTAGGGAGTGTCGATTTAACGAGTGGGCTGGCAAGGATGAGTCAGGCAAGAAGAATGGTCCGGAGGCATTTCCTTGGGACGGCTCCAGTGATCTCGAGCCAAACTTGGTTAACCCATTGATCGATGGGGATGTTGCCTTACTTTCTCAATCGCTCTCACAGGCTAACCTCGTAGCCGCTCCCGTAGAAAGTTCCGACATTGGCAGTGCGAAGATGGTAAGCGAGTTTTTAAAATGGCGGATGAACTCAATGACGGAACTTCCTCGGGAAGCCGCTATAGGAGCAAACTATTTATTGCAGAATGGAATTACATTCTTCGGCACTTATTGGAAGCGGGAAACCACTCGAGTGTTCAAGGATATTAGCCTCGAAGAGATTGCCCAAATGTCGCCCGAGCTGGCAATGGCAATCCAAGACCCCGAAATGAAAGAGGGAGTTGAAGAGATGCTATTTCCGCTATTCCCGAATCTGAAAAAGCGAAGAGTTCGGAAGATGATTAACGAACTTCGCAATAAAGGAGTATCGAAAGTCCCGACTGAAAAGGCGGTAGTAAATCGTCCGGCAATCAAGGCTTATGAATTAGGTCGGGAAATAATCATCGACTCTAATGTAATTGATTTGGAGTCTGCCAGGAGCATTCACTGCATTCACTATTACAGCCCCGAAGCACTCATGCAGAAGGTCAACGAAGGATGGGATAAGAAGTGGATTGAGGAGGTACTGGAGAACAGTAAAGGCTTTTATGCACCTGAGAGTTACAGTTCTGATTTAATGTCTTACGATACCGGTAATTTTTACGGCACACAGGATTATGAAGGTATGGTTCGGGTAATTACGACTTATCGTAAGGAATTGGATGAGGATGATGTACCAATTTGTACCATTACCTGTTGGGCGGATGAGGCCGAAGGTCATGGTTTTCATAGTCCGATGGAATACGATGAGGGAAGATATCCATTTGTCTGCATAACTAGGGAGAACCTCAATCATCGATTGCTCGATTCCCGAGGTTACCCTGAACTTTTAAAGAGTTATCAAATTTCAGTAAAAACTGAGATGGATGCCCGGCGTGACCGCGCCTCGATGAGTACCTTGCCAGCCGCAGAATATATCGTTGGCCGAAAGCCCGAACGGATCGGACCAGGTGCGCAGATTCCAGTCCGCCGCCGTGGAGAGTTTGGATTCGTTGAAATTCCACGCTACTCGCCAGCCTCGATGGAGGTGGAGATGCAAATCAGACAACTCGCCAATAAGATAACTGGCAGAGCGACATCGCCCGAGGATGCGGTTGAAGCAAATAGCATTCGCCAGCACTTGGTAAACCAATGGCTTAATGGATTCAAACAGATTTTAAATCGGGTTTGGTGCTTGGATCGGACTTACGGCGGACCGCAGATATGGTTTCGGGTAACAAATAATGAACAGGGTGCGATGCTCATGCTCGATGAAACTGCCGAGGTTTATGATTTTAATATCACCTGGAACTCGATGAATCAGGACGAGGAGAAGGTTCTTCAGAAGCTCGATACTGTTGGTAAATTAATGTCAACTTATGACCGGCAAGGAGTTGGTCGATATGATGTATATCTTCGTAAAGTTTTGGAAGCAATCGATCCTAACTTAGCCGGTCAATTGATCGCCCCAGTTGAAGAAGCAACCGACAAGGAAATTCAAGAAACTTCCGCAGACATTGCTAAGATTGCATCGGGTCAAGTGGTCAATGTACCTCAACAAGGTGTAAATTCTCAACTTCGTTTACAGAAGTTACAAGAGTACCTTCAGGGAACTCCCGAAGTGCCAGCAACCGATGTACAGCAAAGGATGCAAGAGGATGAGAACTTTGCAAAGAGACTTCAGACATATGCGGGACAGCTCGAAATGATGCAAGCTCAACAAAGAAACGCAATAATTGGCCAGCTAGGTACTCCTCCTGGCAATGTACCAGGTACATCAGTAGCCGCTTAAATAAAAAGGAAATATTATGCCAAAAGTAGGAAAGAAACATTATTCGTACACGCCCAAAGGAATGGCTAAAGCTAAAGCCGCCGCCAAG